GAACTACGAGAACAACACGGGAGTAGTTAACGATCTACAATTAGTACATAATGATCGACCCATGGTGAGGACGTTCTTGATGACAAGTTACGCAGATGATACCATAGATTTCAAATTCAGGGCCAATATAGGTGACTGGAAGCAGATAGATGATAACATTGCAGGCGTGGGTGAATATCTGTTACAATGCGGCAGTGTACAATCGAGTACTCAGGCAGCGAAAGATGTGCTAACGTCAATACCCATGATATCGAATATAAATAACATGCAAACAAATTTATATAAGAGAGTACGCAATAGACAACATAACGCGGTCCGGCATAATATATATTATACAAATATGTCTCTTCAATTGTGTGAAGATTTGAATCAGGTTCTCGGTAATTTGGTTACAGTACCAGATTATATACCAATGTGGAACAACCCATTTGTTTTCGACATTGAAGGAGCAACATACTGTGTCTGTCAGGTTGAAAACGTAGATGACGTATATAACTTGGAAGGTAGTGAGGCACTTGATATCGTCAAGTATAATGGAGACAGTTCAAAACCACGGCGTTATGTTCGCCGCAAAGTCTATGAAATTGACCCCCTAGCTCGTACTGAACAACTGGACGAGTTAGACCAAGAAAAAATTGCGAAGGAGGAACAAGTCGAGATTGACAAGTGGAACGCAATGATGAAGAGAGAACAGGAGGGTCAGATTGACTTGGATGACAACAAGCGTAAAAAGGTTAAAGTCAAAGCAGAATAGATAAAACAAGCTATTGACAACGAGGAAGCTGGTCAGGGTGATCTCAAATATTCGGATAAGCAGATCGATCCGGGTGGTCAGGGATTGTTAAAACCAGAAGATTTAATCAAGTCATAAACAACAACAATGTCGTCAACTGGCAGAATTGTCTATAATAAACAAACCTTACAGAGATAAGATTAAAGAACAAGTGTTTCTCTTCTATGAAGATAAAAAGCAGTTAAGCTGCGATCGATGTAATCCATACGTATTACAGGATTTTCAGGAAAAGAATAACAAATGGTTTTTCAGAAGTGAAGTCGATAGAAGAGTTTTCAGGGAAAAAGAAATAGAAAAAACACCTTTTACATCGAATTTGAGTCTATACATATTTTTATTACCTAATAACATAAGAAAAACTTTCATTGAACTTATGAATATACTTGATATAGATAAATGTGTTGATTCTGATCATTTTATTAACAAACTAGCGGCTGTTAGTGAATGTTTCAAAGTGTTAGGTAATGAACTATCAGAATATTGGAGATATTTTCACGGTATACATAGTATCTTCTATTACTTACCTGTAGTTAAACAAGATATGTTGAGAGATAATGCGCGTGAGTGGTTAGAGAAGGAAGTTGAACTAACAATTAACAACGATAAAAAATTATGGGATATAAATTTTTCGAAAGCAATAGATTTTATATTTGATAATGAATTTGATCACTCGCTATGCAACGAGACTATTTCCGTGGACAAGTATTTATCACAGTACAAGTGGTTAAAAGGTGCAGCTGTTGATCAGGACGGCGTGCTTATCTTTGATCACAAAAAAGACAAAATAATAAATTCGCGGAAAACAAAGAAATCAGCCTCGTTAAGGATTCAGAAAGATATATTAAAAACGAAGATTATGTCATTAACACCACAAGTCATGAAAGTATTCCAGAAAAGTGAAGGTGGTAAAAGGAGACTAATAGTTAATGGTGATTTTAATAACTTTTTGAAAATGGATTATCTTTCAACATATTTAGATAAAGGTTTCTCACGCCATAAAAACATGTCTGTACTCAATAATATGGACATGCGCAAGAAGATGTATGAAGATATGGTCATACATGGTAAGAGAAAAGATGAAATTAAATTACCTCTAGATCAGTCAAAATTTGATCATTATGTGACGAGGAATATGTTAATGAAGGTTTTTAGCAAAATTATAGACATAATGCCAGTTGAACATGAATATAAGAAAGTTGCACAAATGTTGTATCAATCAATGTTTGATGTAGGATCAATTGTAATCAATGGTTCAGATATATTTAATTACGTGAAGGGAATTGCATCAGGGTGGCGTTGGACAGCTCTGCTTGACACGATAATTAATTATGCTGAATTTCTAGTAATTAAGAACTTACATGATACAAGGTATCTCACCGTACCAGATATGCGATTACAGTTGATATGTGCTAATTTTCAAGGAGACGATGCTCGGTTAGTCTTGAAAGGGAAGAAGACTGCAGCGGTCGCGCTAATGGACTTGTATGGAGAATGTGGATTAAAGGTTAACAAACAGAAGAATTTTATTGCATACGATAGGGATGAATTTTTAAAAATGGTAGCAGAGGGTAACAAACTAACAGGTTATCCTGCGAGGGTTATATTATCACTAACAAATTATAAACCACAAAGCGATGAAGTACCCAATTTTTTAGATCGTATCAATGATGTAGCAAATAACTGTATGCGTGCAATAAGGCGCGGGCTAGATAGACAAAGAGTCAAGTTTTACATCGATAGCTACTTGAAGAAAAAGGAAATTAATGGGAAAGACTTTTACGGATGGTTGTTTACTCCAAACAGTTTGGGTGGTTATGGTTTACCAGTTAATGATCCATTTTACGGTGTCTGTGATAACATCGGTGTTTGGACATGTATTAAGCCAACTATCATTCGTTATAACAATAAGATAATTGACTCTAATTTTGATGAGAAGTGTAGGATAGCAAAAAAATATTTTCATATCGATGACAGAATATTATATGATAAAGCAATCGAGATATTGCCAAAAATTAATCGCGGTGTTGAAGTCATTAGTCGTTCGCACTTCGAGGAAGTTAAAGATTACGATTATGGTTATAAACTGTCACCATCAAATAACGAATCTATGCGTAGTATATATTGTAACTATATAGACAACGAATACTTTCATCCGCAAATATGGGAATCAATTAAAGATACAGCTATTATGAACATAGACGATTCAACCTTATCAAGATTATTAACACCAGAATCATACGAACAGTTTCGTATAATGATTAAATTCAAACATTCTGCACGGTTAATAAAGATGTGGTTATCGAACAAAATCAAAGTCAATTACCCACAATCAAGCATCTATGATCCACTGATGCATCAATACATTAGCAAGATTGCAGAGGACAGGCTACGTGACCAACTGAGTAGACGCAACTGCACATACAAAGATTACCAACGTGCAGCACTCACGATAGAACTAACAATGCATAGCGACATAACCAAGCTGTGTAATGCGAGAAGTCTTCTGATTTGCAATTAAGCTCTAGAGAGCGCCTATAAACACC